TGAGCGTCGTTTCACCCTCGACGATTAGATGATACAGTTTCCCGTCATTCACACCCTTCGACTGTCCGGCGATCGTCTTCACCACCCACGCCGCCAGCGCATCAACCTCTTCATCCGCCCTCGTCGTCGCCGTCCCCTTCGCGCGACATTCGACCATAATCCGGAACCGCCGCTTGACGTGGCTCGCGGTAATCATGTTCCCGCCGATCGCCGTCGGCGCATCCTCGCGCGCTCCGTATACGATGATCGACTTCGCAGAAGTCACGTCCACCGCGAACGTATACGACCGCTTCGCCGTCACCGGAGGACTCCCCGCGTTCAGCATCGCGACGACATCCGCGACTATCCCCGTCCTGATCGTTGCCACGCCTACGACACCTCCACCGCGCAGATGAACCGCTTCAACGCTCCATCCCCGATCTGCATGATGTTCGTCACCTTGTACGACACTCCATCCACGATCGCCATCGCCTCGTTCGTCAATCCAGGGAACGCGGCCGATGTCACCGTGACCATGATCGACTTCCCGATCCCATGCGTCTCCAGACCGACCATCAATTCCTCATCGACTCGATCGACGATTCCCTTCGCCGTGACGCCCGCGATCGTGACATCGACCCCGAACTCGTTCAGCATCGCCTGAATCTCAGCCTCGTTGTAGTAGGTCTCGGGCATCAGTTCTCCAACGCCACAAGGATCTCGGTCAACGCACCGTCTCCGATTCTCTTGAATTCGCGAACCTTGTGAACGATCCCATCGACCGAGAGATCGACCCCGACCGCCAGTCCTGGAAGACTATCTGACTTGACCGTCACCCTGATCTCAATCCCCATCGCGAACGTCTCCCCACCCTCAACGACCTCGATCGTCTTCCTCTCGACGAATCCCTTCGTCGTCACCCCCGCGACGCTCACGTCCTGACCGGAATCAGCGAGAAGGAGAGCGATATCCTCCTCTCGGTAATACCCGACATCGACGGTCGGATTCGGCGCTATGACGTAGACCGCGCCCACGACCGTCAGCGACGTTGACCCACCATCGTCTGTGACAGTCAACGACACCGTGTAGAGTCCATCTGATCCGTAAACGTGCGATGGACTCTGCTCGATCGAGGTCTGACCGTCTCCGAAATCCCACAGCCAAGCCGTGATGCTGTGGCCGATCCGTGGCACGCTGAGATCATCGAACTGAACCGTCAACGGTCCGGTTCCACCACCGGGGCTGACCGTGAAATTCGCCTGGAGAATCCCCTCCGGCCCGATCACGTCGCGCACCGGAAGAAGCTGATCGTAGGTAACCGCGTTCACGACGTACTGAACCTTCGGCCAATCGAACGTGCGTCGCGCGACCCCGTTGACGTACACCGTGAACGGACCACGATAATAAGGCGAACTCGCAATCTTCTTCACACACACAGCGTCGGCTATCAGATCGCCGAGGCCGGTCGGCGATGCGGTTGAATAGGTGATCTGCCCCTGCGCGTCAGATGATGCCGACAGAATCACGATGCCCTCGACATCCTTCAACTCGACGAACGCACCGGACTCAGGAACTCCCGCCGCATCCACCATCGTCGGGAGCCACGTCGCCCAGATGTTCGGCGTGGTCCCGATGGTCTGTGGAGCCTGCCGACTCCATGTGATGTCGATCAGGTCCGACCCCTGAGACGGTGATCGAATATCAGCCGTCCCCGGCACGCCAGCGATCTCCGCGTCGCGAAGCCGGAGATACACCGTCGGACTCCCGAACGGGATGAGCGCGATCCCGCCCGCCTTGATCTTCCTCGCGTTCTTCACGTTGAATATCTGAATCCCACCCGAGGGATGCCCAAGGATATTGACCTTCATATCGAACACCCGATCGTTGTCCTGCGTGAGTGCCCCGAAATTGATCCCGAGTCCGGAAGGTTCCAACGTCTCCAACACGGACCCCACGACATCGCTGATCTGAGCCGATCCTTCGCGTCGGATAGAGAGTCGCCCCTTGGCCTGCACGACTCGCGACCCGTACACGCGATGATTCCCCTCAAGGTTGGTATCTGCTCCGAACGTCGCGTCAACCCCGTCATATCCGGTTGGGTCGGAAGGAGCGTTCTCCTGGAGGGAACCGAAATGGACGTGGCGGTTCGCACGTCCAGTTGCGCTCACCTTGTACGCCTTCCCATCCTCGAACTCGAAGGTACAGCGTGTCGCCCGGAACGTCGTCACGGCCGATCCAACACCATCCCCATTCTGGACGTTGACCTTGAAAAGATAGTGCGGGACCGCCCCCGGTGTCTTGAGAACTGCACCGGTGACTGCATCCGCCGCCTTCCACCCGAGAGCTACCGCCCTCTGATACAGGTCCTCCGGCGAGTACCCTGACTGATATCCGGAGATCGTTGAATCGTAGGCCGTATCTCCGTGCACGTCGTCCTCGATCGTGATATCCCCGCCGTTCGGCGTCGGCTGTTCCGCTCCCCCACTCTGTTCCTCAAGGAGCAGAAGACCGGACCCATCCTCCAGGAGAAGGCGATCCACCCCGTTCTCAAGTAGGAGGTATCTAGCCACGTCAGCGACCTTCGTCACATGGAGCACGGAATCCTGTTTCGTCGTCATCGTCCCGGCCTGCTCGGAAGCTGAATAGAGTTCCAACGTCCCCGCACCCGTCAAGACGGCCAGGACAGACAATTCCATCATCATATCGGCGTTGATCGTGTCCACACTCGGCGTCTGGACGAGCGCCACGGTCGCGCTCGGCGCACGCGACGCCCCACCCTGCACGGTTCCGACCGTTGTCACCGTCTGATCCGGTGCCGTCCCCTGATGCTTTGAATCGGCGACCCACGACGACCACGTTCCGGTAAAGTTGACCGCGTACTTGACCCCGTTCGCGGCGGTGTCCGATCTGTAGCGCAGAAAATACTTGATGATGTACGTCCCGGCCGCGAGCGCGAGATCGAGTCCCGTTACCTTTCCGGTCGAGAGAACCGTCGTCGCGTTCGCTAGGTCCGCGCTCAACACCTTCGTCGTCAGACCGACGAAATCCTTTATCTGCGCGCCGGGCGCTCGCTTCGTCGTCCCGGCATCGTTGACATAGAAATCCGTCGTCGCCGTGACCGCGACCGTCGGTGGCCGAGTGCTGAGTTTTTCATCAGCCACGTCTTACCAACCCCCGCTCCTGATCTCCGCGACAACCGAATCATTGAGCGCCTGATAGCTCGCGTCCCAATCGTCACGGAGCGTTTGCCGGATTTCAGGCTTGATCGGAGCGTCCTTGTTATCCGCGAACGTCGCCTTCACCTGTTCGCGCAACGCGATGAGCGCCTGCATACGCGCCAGGAGATCAGCCGCCTTATCAACCGACACCTTGGTCGCTGCCATTCACTCCCCCTGAACGCGAAACGGCCACCACACTCAAGCGGTGACCGTATTCGCTCCTGGTCCCCGCATTGGCGGGGTATGGCGGGATAGACGATTCTGGAGAACTTTTCCGCCCTCCTACCGTCCCCGCCGATCCGCCGTTCTCGGTTCTCTCGTCTCTACGCTTGGGTCTTGCGTCTCCAGTCCCGCTCTAGGTCGATCGCACTCGGACCACACGATCGCCTTCTTCTTCGCGATCAACACTCTCGCAATCCCATCCGGCAATTCAACGATCTCACCCTCGTCGGCGATCCTCTTCTCTCCGACCTGTGCTGTAGCGATCATCTTCACTACGACCATGTGATGTTTAGCGCGGGGCCGACATCCGGCCCCGCGCTATCCCCTCGTCTCGATCTTAGGTGACCTTCTTCACTCCAGCCACCACGACCGCGATCACGAACGACGGGGTCGTCCCCGCGATCGTCCCGACGTACTTCACGAACCGACGCAGCTTCTTCACGTCGATCGCGGTCTTCTTGATACTTCCCGTCGCCGTCACCTGCGCGAACGTCGCGCCCGTGACATCCGCATACGTCCCCCCGGACGTATCGCAGTCCTGAATCTTCCCGTCGAGTGTCGGCGTCGTCCCGCTCACCGTCCCAACGGACTGGAGGAAGGCAATCGCGCCTTCATACCCCTGTGTGTCGAACGACGTACTCGTATACGTCGTTGTCTTTGCAACCCCCGTCGCGTCTCCGAGATGCTTGAACTCGGCGAGCGCCGCCGCATTTTCCAACGCTGGCATGGTCTCTATCCCCTTCCTCGCTTCGCCGCGCCCTTCCGCGCGGTAGGTGTCGGTTCCGACTCATTCGCCTCGATGGGACGCGGTGCGGTCTCGATGACCGCCTCGACCTTTCCCTTCAAGATGTAGAGCCTGGCCGCATCGTCCGCGATCTCCGTGATCTGGCCGGGGTAAACGTCCACCCCGTTCCCGATACAGAAACCGCGCAGCACTCGGACTTTCACGTTCCGTCCCCCTCTTGTTACGACCCGCCTACGCGATGGTCGCGCCCGTCGCCTTGCAGAAACTCTCGCCGTGACGAGCCAGAATGTCCGCCATCTGGAAGGAGGTGATCCGAATCATCGCCTTCCCCGCGTCCGTGTACGGATCGACGATCAACTCCATCGCAGAGAACATGCCGATGACGAGAGAGCTCCAGTTCCCGAAGATGATCCCGTGCTCGGTCCCACCCGTCTCGTCCGATCCGGTCATCAGCGAGGAAATCTGATTCGAAGCCGCTGCCGGATATCCGACCATGACGCCATCGCGGAACGTCCCCTGCCAGATCATCTCCGATCCCGCCGCAGACGCGACCAACGTCTGCCGCATCTTCCCGGCCATTCCCGGCGTCGTCACCCACCCCATCGTGCCGAGATCGGCATTGTCCTTCGCGACCTCCGTCTGCATGTCAACGAGCAGCGCGAAGGACGGCACCCCGCCCATCGCCTTCGAGTTGACATCGGCCCCGACGTAGATTCCCGTCGGCTGACCGGCCGCGCCGAGTCCGTGGATCGCCCCCTTGTCGATCGCCAACGCATGTCCGTTCGCGATCTCATCCCTCACCATCCCCTCGACATCGGGATTCCCGAGCAGAAGCAACTGCCGCGAGAACGACCCCTGACCCATAAGGGTCTTCGGTGAGAGCAGGGCCAGACCGAGACCGAGATCGGATGCCGTGACCGCCGCAGCCGGATTCTCCCCGATCCAGTAGAACGTCATCCCCGACTTCTGCTTCGTGAACGCGATCGGCGCTCCGAGGCCCGACAGGACTCTCGCGCCCTTCCCGACCACGACCGCGCGGTTCCGGAGCAGTTCGATCAACTCTCCCTGCTCCTCCCTCAACATCTCCGCGCCCTTCCCGAGCGTCTTCGTGTCCAGCGCACGCTTCCCGGTTGAGATCGGGACGAAGACGCCGCCCTGCGACGCATACCCTGCCGGGAGACGCGACGCGATCTCGTCGTGAACCTCGCGCTCCAGACCATCGAACTTCCCGCCCGCGCGCCTCTCCAACGCGCCCATGATCGCCCGCGCGTAGGAATAAGCCTTCGCGTCCTTCTCCGGCATCCTCACGATCGTCGGCTCCGGCTTCACCGCCGTCCCGCGCGTCGTCTTCTCGTCGAGGATGATGATCCTCACCTCATCGAGCGTCTTCCCCTCGTCCAGCCACTTCTCGATCCGATCCTCGAATCCATGCGCCCTCGCCAACTTCACGATCTCGCGCACCTCCTTCGCCGCGTCCTTCCCATCGATCGCCCTCGTCGCGACCGTTCCCGCGACCGGCGCATCCTCCTTCGGCTTCTCTGGCATAATTCGTTCACCCTCCTCCACGGTTGATCCCCCATCCTCGATCACGACGGGGAACTCTCCCCCCGTCTCACCTCGACCAACCCCGACTGTCGGATCGGCCGCGACACTCACCACAGACACCTCGTATGGAAGCCATCGCGTGATCCGGTACTTGTCGATCTTCCCCTCATCGCCGTCCGAACGCTCGATGAGTTTGACCCGCTCGACCTGATACCCAACGCTAATCTGCCTCCGGATTCCGTCCTTCACATCCTGCTCTACCTCACGACCCAACACCCCACGAGAGAAGCGGATTCTCCCTCTCACCTTCCTCGCCTCGACATCCAGCGACGCTTCCTCCACGACCCCGATTTGCCGGTCCGGATCGTGATTCAGAAGGAGAGCCGCGCCATCCTTCAACCTGGACAGGTCAACCTCTCCCTTCCCATGCCCCAACACTTCGATCCCCATCCATCGCTTGACCTCGTACTCGCTGGAGATCGTGACATCGTAGAGCGCCGGATCGTTTTCTCCATTCGCTCCGTCCGCCCGCGTGATCTCCAGAACCGCACTCCTCCGGAGGCCCGGCCATTTCTCCAGTCGCTCGCCCATCATCACCTCCAGGGTTCCAATCGATTGACTCGCGGTCGCGAACGCCCATTTCCGTTCTCCGGACCATCCTCGCCATCGCCCATCGCAGGGACCGCCGAATCTGACGCTTCAACGATCTCGATGCCGACCGCATCGGCCAACTCGCTCTCCTGCCTCAACTCCTCGAACATCTCCCTGACATCAAACCCCTGCTCTCTCAACGCCGAAGTCCTCGAGGCCAGTCCGTGTTTGATCGCCGCGATCGTCGCCTGGACATCCTTCAACGGATCGACCCACACCCATCCCCTCGGCGTGTATTTCGCATACCGATACGGTCTCGAATCCATCGTCCCGAGATTGATCGCGCCCGTGAGCATCGCCATGTCTAGCCACTCGACGAACACCCTTCGACAGAACACCCCGATCCACCATCGGTGCAAGGTCCGCCACAGATCGCGTTCGATCAACAGACCGGACCTCATCGATGAGTAGTTCACCGACGCGAGATCGCCGGTCAGAGACGGATACGAGACGCCCAAACCGGACGCAACCGCCCGGAGAATCGACGCCGTGAATTCAGGGAATGCCGTCGTCGGATGATCGGGGTCCCACTCCTGAAAATCGTACCCCTCCGGCGCGAAATCGATCGTCCCCGGATTCGCCTCCATCTCCTGTTGCTCATCTGTCGGCATCTCCGCCGGGGATCCTTCCTTCCGCGTGAAGAATCCCATCTTCGCCGCGCCCGCGCGCGCCGCGACCAATTCCGCCTCCACATATCCGTCGAGCATCTTCAAGAGGTCCATCACCGGGACCGCCCACGGCAACCCGCGAGTCTGATGAACTCTCTCTGGATCGAAGAGATGAATCACCTCGTCCGCCGCAATCCGGACCCGTTCACGCCTCATCTCCATCTCGATCGAGTTCCAGAAGTGATACGCGACTGGTCTCGCCATCGCATCGATCTCGATCCCCATCCTGATCTCGTTCCGATTCCCGTCTGAACCGGCCCTCACGTTGTACGTCTCATCAAGGAGGTCGGCATCCATAGGTTCCAGTTTCATCCCATACGGACCCCGCCATATCCGGACGAACACCTCTCCATCGCGCGCAACCGCACGGATCAGAAGACGCTGCAATGCAACGAGGTCGAATCGACCGTCGATCGTGACCGGACCGTCTGACCACTCGGACCACCCGTCTTCGATGATCTCGTTCGCCTCTTCGTCGAGTTCACCGTTCGGGAGACGCGACGCAACGTCTAAGCCGAATCCGTTCGGACCGATGACATTGACCGCGACGAGATTGAGGTACTGTCGGACGTGTGCGTTGTTCCTCGCGAGGTCTCTCGATCGCGCTCGAAGGATGCGAAGATTCACTCGGACTATCTGATCCGGCGAAGGACTCGACGCAGTAATCCAATCCGAGAACAGTCGAGACACCGAAGCCGCCTTGAACTCCTCGGATCGGAATAGTGCTCGGAACGCCCGCCCGACTCGACCGATCAATCCCCTTCTCTTCATTCGCTCGATACCCCGCTAAACCTCACCCGCACCGATCGTCTCTCCCCTGGGTGCCGCTCATGCCACACCTCGTTCTGCCAGTAAGCGAGACGGTCGTGAAGTTCCCCGATCGGAATCTTCACGACCGCGCGCCCCGCGATCTGATACTGCTGCATGTCCGCCGTGAGCCGACCGCTGATCGCCGTCTGCAAGATCGCGACCATCTTCTCCGCGAACGATCCCGCGTTCGCCGCCGCCCCTTCGAGGTTCGGCTGAACGATGAGCACGCCCTTGACCGCGACGTACTCATCCGGCGACTTGTAGACCCTGACCTGCCATTGATAGGTCCCCGGAGATAGGGCCGTGTTCGCGTCGGTCAGCGTGAAATCGAACGACTTGCCGTTCGCGACGCCCGCGATCCCGGTCCCTGACGCGAACTGAGAGAGACCGGACATGAAGAACTTCGAGGTCCACCCTCCGTCGGCGGGGAAATCTGAGAACGTGCTCGTCCACTTGACGGTCGTCCCCGCGCCGATCTCGGACGGCGGTTTGGTGAGGAGGTCCATAACCTCATGGTACTGCTCGATCACGGACCGTGGTAGTGAAGTCTAACTGCAAAAAGAATAGGCCCGCGATCGTCTCGCGGGCCTCTCTAACTCTGCGCCGATTCTCGGTTTCGCGCTATCTTGCGATCAGATCGATGATCCTCTTCGGTGGCGTCACGTCCGGCTCAGGCCCGAACGTCTTCGTCGCCACGTTACTCCACGTCGAGCAATTCGGTGGTCCCGCTATCGTAAGACTCCCGCCCGGTCCCGGCAATCCGTCGTCGCACGCGATCATCACGAAATAGTACGTCGTCGCCCATCCCGGCATCGTCACCTTCACGGAATCCGTCACGCCCGCCAATGACGGGACCGGCATGCTCGGGATCACCGTCGCCGCGTTCCACCATCCAAGCGTGTCCGTCCCCGTGATCCCGACCGTTCGATATCGACCGTAGTACGTTGACGCCCTCCCCGACGTGCTGTCGTCTCCTGGGGCCGTCCACAGAAGGGTCGTCACGGGTTGCGCCGCCTCAATCTTCTTGGTCGGACTGAATAGCACGACGAGCACGATCAGGATCGCCCCGATCGCGAGTATGATCTTCTCGAACAGGTTCACCGCCTTCCCTCCTTCTCGGCCTTCATCCGCCGCTTCGTCTTCCATTGCTTCGCCGCCGCGCGCCGGAAGATCGTCCTCAACTCCGCCGCGCTATATCGCTCCCTGATCGTCCTCCACGACTTCAATCCCGCGCGCCTCAACCCCCTCGGTCCGAGTTTCTTCGCTCGCGCCGGACCGCCGATCAGTCCGCCCGATCGCCCCCTGACCTCCTCTCCCCTTTCACGCCTCTTCACGACGCTACCCCCGATCCTCTTCGTCTTCCACGATCGTCAATAGAGGCTTGACCGCCCTCCCCCGAATGACGTACTCCTCGATCACCCACTTCGCTCGATTGATACGCTGTCTCGCCTGATCGATCAACCTCAGATTCAACATCTCCTGCCCGTCCGCGAGAATCCCGATCACGATCCGCCCCGCCTCCCCCTTCGCGTCCGCGCCCTCCTCTCCTACGATCTCATCGAAATCCGACCTCATCTCCTCGATCGTCAACCCGAACATCGTCATCTCGCGCGACTCGCGCTCCCGCTTTTCCGTCCTCGCGGTCTCCGACGGATCATAGTCCATCAACGCCTCCGTTCCATACCGATCGCCTCATCCCCATTCATCGCGACGTTCTCTCCACAGACGCCACGCCCTCCAGACCGCGCGGATCAGACTCGGTTCCAACTCGATGATGATGCATCCATCGTGATAGACGGTCCATCCACGCCTCCTGCGGGGACCGTAGGCGCGATCGTACTCGATCCCCCATCTCTTACCACTCGCCTCGAAGTGATCCACGGTCAGACCGCCGCGCCGACCTGGAGACTCGCGACCACCCCATCCCCGCGATCGTTCTTCACCCACCACTCCGCGCACGGTCGGCACATCTGGACACGGACCGATCGCTGATACCGCAGGATCACCACACAGACTGCTGGATTCTGGCATTGCTTCTTCGAGGCCAGGCCCGATCCGGTGTGGCACCTCGGATCATCGCACGCGCACCGCTCTATCTCTCCGTTCATCGCTCCCTCCACTCCACTTCGATCGCCCACACGATCCGACGCCTCAGATACGTCGGTGCATCGAATACCCATGTCGGTCTCCGGAATCGCGTGTCCACAATCAGCGCGCCATCGACCGCGATGTAATGATTGACCGTTGACACGATGAACGTCTTCCCGCTCCTGAACGTCCGCTTGATGAAATCGCGAAGGAGTTCGCCTGACGCCCGGTAGTAGGTTGACTCCACTCCCACCCGCGTCGGCCTCCGGATGAGTTTCACGGGTTCCACGCTCCCACCGAGAATCCGGATCGCCGTCCCGACCTCTCCGTGACCCATCCCTCGAATGATCTCTCGAACAGCGAAGAGATTGCATTTCAACCTCGCCGCCTGCGCCGCCTCGACCGCCTTCTCTCCTGTGACGTGCATCACCGCCGCGATCACCGCAGGCCCACAGAACAGACGCACGCCGCTTTCGTTCTCGATACCTCTCACGGCTCCCTCCGGTTAGTTCAATTCATCCATCGCCGACGCCTGGAGATCGTCCGAGATCGTGATCGTCTCGATCGTCTCCCCGCACGAGCATTGAATCGTGACCTCCACCTCCGCCCGTAGAACGTCCGCGCGCCCCGCCCCTTCCCCTCAACTCGATCCGTCACGTCCGGCTCACCGCCCGATACGTCCTCAACCCCGAGATCGAATTCCTCCTCCACCCGTTCCCGCGCCCGATCGTTCGCGTATCCCTCAAGGCACTTACCGCAGAACGCGCGCCCGTCCTCGATCTTCACTCGCTCGCCCTCTTCCTTGCATTCCTCGCACGGACCGACGCCCGCCTTCATCTCTTCCTTCATCGCCGCGCCGATGATCTCCGTCGTGATCGCGACCGCGTGTTGCGACAGATGGTCGTTGATCGCCTTCAACGTAGGCTCATCGAGTTCTTGCTCGATCGTGAGTTGTCCTTCCTTCAACTCCGATGAGCACTCGGCACACTCCGCGACGATCCGAACCTCCGCCGTGACCGTCGCGCCGTCGCAACTCTCTCCGTCCACCTCGAACGCCGCATCGACCGACTCGATCTCCGCCTTCATCTCCTGCCCGACGAACTTGTTGCAATCCGGACACCGCGACATCGGCTCCCTCCTCCTATCCGCGAAGGTGTGTGACCCTCGCCGCTCTCCGCTTCCGTCCACCCTTCGCGATCCTCTCCGCCTCCACCGCCCGACTCACGAGGATCAGGTACAGACTCCCCACCGTGATCCCGAACGACTTCTTCCTCCCCTTCTCTCTGACCGAGATGATCCCGCCGTCCGCAGTAGGCTCCAGGGCGACGACGTACTGCCTGCTCGGGGTATCTATCGACCGCTTCACCTTCCGCTTGAGCGCAGTCACCGATCCCTCCTGATCTCTCCGACTACCGCGATCCCGATCCCTCGTTTCCCGATCCTGACCAGTCCCTTCCGCGCCTCGATCCCCGCGATCCGCCGCGCCTCTCTCTGCGTCCCGGCCTCGATCTCGATCGTGAGGTCCGGCATCTCCGCGATCTCCTCGCGCGCGTATCGTTGTACCCTGACTTCAACGAGGTACGTCCTCATCGCGCGCCCGCTTTCGGGTCGTGATACGTCGTCGCGTACTTCAACTGCTCCAGCCTCTTGTCGAGAAGGATCAGAAGTCTCCGCGCATCGACCTGGAACGACTCCAGTCGCCGAATCTGATCGAACAGCGAATAGTCCAGACCGTCCGGCCTCTTGGTCCTGAGAAGAATCCGCGATCTCTGAATCTCGATCGCCGCCGAATGAATCTCCTTCAACGTCACGCTCATCATCTCCTCCCTCCTAACGCTCCGGGGGTCGCGCCCGACTCCACGCGACCCCCGCTCTTCATCGCTCCTACCGCACCACCACCGGAACCGGAACGCCACAGAGTTCCGTGACCGAATTGACGAGCAACTGCTTCCGCTCCGCGATCCGTCCGCCGATCATCGACGCGATCCGCGATCCGCGTGTCCGGAACAGTTGGGCGTCGTGATCGATCACCTGGACCGCTCCGTTGTACGCCTCCCATGCCGAGTGATCTCCGACGTGACCGGACCCGCCCGTCCATGCTTCCGTGATCGCCGTCCGCCTCGTCTCCGCCGCCTCGAACGCCGCATCGTATCCGCGCGTCGTGAGATGCTGACCGTCCGGCGTGAAGACCTTCGGCGGTTGCGGGGCCGCGACATCGAGGACCGACGCGACGAATTCATCGACCGTCACGATCCTCTCCTTCATCGCCCGGTAGTGCTCCGCGACGAGACGATACCGCTCGACGATTCCGCCGAACAACTCCTCCGCCGCCTCGATCATCTTGACCTTCGCGTCGCCGCGATGGACGACCTTGATCGCATCTCGATTCTCGGACGCGAACCGCATTCCCGCCCTCGCCATCCCGAGCGTGTTCGCGCATACGACCCGGACCGGCGTCAACGCGACCTCCGCTCTCCGCTCTCCGCTGTGATTATTCGTGATGAGCGCGAACGGGGTGATCTCGCTCCCGAACACCTCCTGAACGACCGGATCGTTGATCGTGAACCGCGCCATGATCCACGCATCCCGCCCGTCTCGGAGCGTCCCGCCAGTCTCGATCGCCGCCGTCCCGTTATCGATCAACGGGATCAGCGCCGAGAATGCATCCACGTTCTGGAGCGGCACGTAGGAATCGGACCGCACCGCGAACACCCGATCCAACTCCTGCTCCGGCCGATCCGTCCGAATGATCGCCCGTCCCGTCTCCGACCTCACCATCTTGCCCGATCCGTCCAGCGCCTCGACGTAGATCGGGACCGTCTTGACCTCGTAGTTCATTCCGCCGAGCACCATCGCCTCATCGAACTTCGGCGGCACGTCGAGTACGAATCCCTCACGATGCCACGGCGTATCCTTCACCGAGAACATCGCCTTCCGCCCCGTCGCCTGATTCTGATCCAACTCGTGCGCCATCTCATCCCTCCTCGATTCGACCGCCGCGACCATCGCGACGACCTACCTATAGTATCGGACGGAATTCCGTCGTCAACAGTTATTTTTTCAATCCGGACATCCATCCCGGTCGTCTCCGGAACCTCCCCGGAACCGTGGACGCCGCAACGCCTTTCGAGGTCGCCACCTCCGCGAACGGTTCGCTCCACTTCTTCGCCCGTTCTCCCAACACTCTCACCATCCCGCTCCCGAGGATGTAGAGCGCGGCGAGCGAATAGACCTCCAAGTCCCACGCCTCGTTCCGCTCCCTCGTCTTCACCCACTCGCGCCGCCATCCCTTCCCCCTCTGCCACTTCTTCACCGGCCTCTCCGACACCAACTGCTCAAGGTACTCGTCGCTCAACGTCATCGAGAGATGGATGAATCCCGGCCCTGCCTTCCCCTCCTCCGGCCGATGCGTCTTCAACCGACTCCAGACCCGATCCTTCGCCGTATCGACTCCGACGATGAAGAGTTTGTTTCGATACCGCTCCGTCTTCGACGGCTTCCCCACGACCTCTCGCGCGCCCGTCGCTCCCTTGATCGCGTAGATTCTCCGCCGCGCCCGGACCGCGCAGAACCGATACACTTGATCCGTGTGCTGCCCGCCCGAATCCACGACGACGCACTCGATCGAGATCATCCTCCCGCTCTGATGTCTCCACTTCCCCGCGAGCGCGCGATCGAGATCGTTCCAGACCGATTCATGCCCTGGGTCCCCCGAGAAGACAAGATGCTCGATCGTCCACGATTCCTCGTCCGCTCCGAATCCCTTGACGACCATCTCGAGGCGATCGCTCTGCACATCCACCGCCGCGACGACGACCCCCACCCCGTTCGGGACCGGGGCCGCAAACTCCTCCTGCCTGTCCTTCAACGCCTCCACTTCGAGCGAATCGCCCTCCTCCTCCCACGACTCTCCGAGAATCGTATTGATGAACGTCTTCAACCTCTCCGGCCTCCGGTGCGCCGCCGCCCACTCCGCGACGATCTCCGACCACCTCCCCCAAGGCGAATACAGGGCCGAGACGTGATACCCCCTCATCTCCCTCTCCGGATACCGCGCGATCCACCGCCCTCGTCGCATCATCTCCCACTTCTCAGACTCATCGATCCGCCCGAGACATTCGCCGCATTGATACGCCGCCGACTCCTTCACCGGATCGTCACGCGCGTCCTTCTCGTACACGATCCCCCCGCGCCCCTCGTATCCGAGGCTCGCCGTCGTTGGACTCCACTTCAACACCTGCTCTGCCCCACAGCGCGGGCACGGGACGTGAAATCTCCGCTGATCCGACTCCTCCCATCCCTCCTCGATCCGTGACATCCCCTTCGTCGTCGGAGTAGACGCGAGGATGATCTTCCTGTTCCAGAACGTCGCCGTCCTCCGCTTCGCGAGAGAGATCGGATCGCCCTCGGACCCCGCCGATCCGGGGAACCGATCCACGTCATCCGCGATGACGATCCTGATCGGCCTCTGCGCCAACCCCGCCGGAGCGTTCGCGCCGACGAGCGTGAGATGCCCGCCAGGGAATTGCTTATGAGAGATCGTGTTCCCCGAATCCCTCGACTTCGCCTCCTTCACCCGATCCTTCAACCTCGGTGTCGCCTCGATCGACAACGCGATCCGATCCTTCGACCACGACTCCGCCAGCTCCACCGTAGGCGCGACCGCCAGGATCGGGCACGGGTCCTGATCGATGTAATACCCGATCGCGTTATTCAGAATCTCCGTCTTCCCGATCTGAGAGGCCGTCATGTAGACGATCTCCTCGACGTTCGCATCGCTCGCCGCGTCCATCATCTCCCGCTGATACGGCGCGCGCGACGTTTCCCATTTCCCGTACTCCGCCGCGCTCCCCTTCGGGATATACCGGAATCGATCCGCCCACTCTGAGGTCGTGATCTTCGGCGGCGGACCGGACAAACGAATGGCGCGTGCGAGTCTCCGCCGCGCCTCATTGATCCCCTCAGTTAGACCGTGACTTCTTGGAACCGCCTGTGCCGTTGCCGTTCCCATTCACCCCCTCAACCTCATCCCCGATCTGCGCGCTCGCCGCCAATGCCTCGTAGACGATGCCCTCCAGCGCCGCATGAGCCTGCGCGACGGTCTTGATCCCCACGATCTTCGGCGCGCTCACATTCACCGACGCGATCATCTTCGCCCTCATCCTCTCAATCGCTCCCTCCCACAACGACACCGCCTCATCGACTCCGATCAGTTCGCCCCGCCTCTTCGCGACCTCCATCTCTTTCAGCGCGTTCTCCGCCCTCAATCCCCGCGCGCGCTCATCCCTGATCGACGCTGCCGCCCCATCCCCGCCCGATCCTCCGCGAATGATCTTCTTCTGGAACCGGATGTACCACGCCATGCACGCGCCGACATCGTACTTCCCCGGCCCCGCGCGCGGCATTCCCTCGTGGACTAGCTGCTCGACCCTCCTCTTCGACTCAAGGTCGAGGAACCTCGCCAACTCGATCGACGAGACGAGCGCCACCGCGTTAGAACTCCAGCGCGATAGAGTACGATGATCCACCTCGCACGATCTTCCGGATCATCCCCGGATACATCGCTGCCAGCATCTTGATCGCCCTCAATTCCACCAACTGTGTCCGATACCCTGAGCACCCACCCGGATCGCCCCAGTGCGAGTTCGCCCAATAGAGATACCGCGCCGCGACCACTCCGCCGTCCTCTTTGATGCACCGGAGGCAGAGTTCATAATCCTCCTTCACGGGAAACCGTTCATCGAATCGCGCGCGCCCATCGTTCACGACGCCCATGAATGACCCCGTGACGTAGGACCGGAACAGGATCGGCTTCCACGGATAGACGGACCTCAACGCTCCGTCCGTCGCGACCCCCCATATCCGATATCTCATCCCCTCCGTGATCTCGAAGAGACGAACGCACTCGCCGACCCAATCCGCCTCGATCATCGCCTGATGCCGCCCATTGAACTCGAACAGCCTGATCCATCCCTGCGTCTTCACGTCGTCATCTACCATGACGACCCATCGATCATCCGCGTTATCGAGGATCCAATTCCTCGTCGCCGTGATCCCCTTCACTCCGTTCGGCAGCCCGACGACGTTCTTCACCCCCGCGCGCCGATAATCATCGAACTCCGCGTTCGGCACGAACACCGTCGCCGACGGAATCACCGCGAGACTCCGCACCTCCGTCGGTCTCCCCTTCGATGGGATCGCGATCAGCATATCGACATCTGACCCGCCTCGACGATCGCCGCGCGTCTCCTCTCGCGTCTCGCCTCCATGTGCCTCGGTAGATCGTGTCCGAGATGACACCGCTGACAGAGGGCCGCGAGATTCAAGAGCGATGCCGCCTCCGGCCTCTGATCGTGAACGTGCGCCACTGTGAGGACGACCCGCGATCCCGACACCGGATGAGCCTCGCCGTTCACCGCACCGCACCATTCGCACCGCCCGCGCGCGCGATAGACGCGGATGAATCTCGATCGCAATCTCCAGTCCTTCGGATACCGCGATCGATTCTCAGCGCGGATCGGCATGGCCGTTGAGTAATTCAGTCAACGAGTCGCGCACTCGCTCGATCTCTCTTCGGGTCCACGTTGGTGCGTTGATATGCTCCTCGATCTCCTTCAAGGTCATCCAGTCGCGCCACTTGATACCAACTCGCTCGATCGCGACCTTCAACTCCGAGAGCGATTCGTTCTGACGCCTGAGCCTTTCGTTCTCGGACCGCACGTCAATCACGTCACGACCAACTTTCTCCGCCAACGCTTTGCTCACGTTCCACCCGAGTTCACGGGTCCACTCGCGCGTCTCAAGCCAATCCTTCCAGAACTCGGTGCGGTTATCGATGTTCCTGGGTTCAACGACGATCTTCGCCCGACACATGAGGACGTAGGTCAGTAACCCGATCGGCGGCTCGATCTCGCGATACACCGCTTTCCTGACGGTCATCAATCTGGTCCCCGCGAGTCGCAGGAGACCGACATCCTGCGGCAACTCCTCTGGCTTGATGAGATCGCGCTGTTCCTGGATGAACCACAGTTCGTTGCAGAGCGGGAGATAGTCTCGCCATTTATGATCGTTCAGGAAATCCCCGCGCGTCGCCTTGACCTCGTAACCGATCATCGCCGGGTTGACCCACGATCGCCGGAGCACCCAATAATCCAACCGCCGATGTCCGCCGCCCTGGGTCGGTCCGTCCTTACATTCGCCTACGATCAGATCGTTCGCGTGCCGCGAGATCACCGCATCGTGGACGCTCACCTCACGCCCTCCTTCGCCGCGTCTCGCTCGCGCCCCCACTCGATCAATTTCTCTCTCTCGAATCGCTTCGACCAACGCTTATCATTCCTCGACGCACCGACAAAGAATTCCTCGATCAGATACGAATCGGCGGGGCATCGATCGCGCGCATCGACCAACGCCATCTCCCGTGCCTCCTCTTTCGTGGAGCACACTCCGATCGCAGACTCTCCCTCATAATCAAACGTCCGCGAGACGATGAAGACGATCGAATAGCTCATCCGAAGAATCCTCCGAACCAGAGGAGCGCCCAAGCTACCGCAGACCCAAAGAGATCGTGCCATGCATTGCGAGGCTCGCGCTGTCTCCCATGTTGGATTCCCGCGTAGACCAATCCCACCAACGTCAATGCGATGTAAATCGCCTGCGGCCATCCGATCCGGATCATCGCTCCCTCCCTTTCGCCAACTTACGCGCGACCTCACGCTCTCGCTTGACGCACGCAACCCCGACCTCATGGATCGCCTCGCGGACCCGCTTCACCGTCAGGACTCGCTCGATCCCGACATCATCGAACGGCGATCCCTTCTTGTACCCACCGCGCCGGACCATCCTCAACCCGAACATCTCTCGAAGGTACGTGAAATCCTCCTCCGTCTCGCACAGCACGACCACGTACTCCCGGCCCGGCGACAACTGCACCGACTGATCGAGGAGGACTTCCCCGTCTCCATCCCCTCCATCGACCGCTCCGACCCCCAACGACGCCTCAAGATCAGCGATCAACGCCTGGAGGCCCGCCGTCTCCGGCTCGAATCCGTCGAGAACCGCCTTCAACTTCGCCGCATCCATCCCCGCCGCCGCCGAGATCGGGTCCAACGTCGCGAGGATCGTCCTCTCCTCCGCCTCTGAGACATCGATGTAGACGCACGGGATGGACGTCAGCCCCATCTCCGCCGCCTCCTCGACCCTCATGTGACCGTCCACGAGCCGACCCGTCCGCTTGTTGACGATCACTCGCTGGACCCATCCGATCGTCTGGAGGATTTCCCTCATCGCCTCTCGCTGCCCCTGCGCGTGTTTCCTCCAGTTCGCCGGGTTCGCTAGAATCTTCTTCGGATGAACCGACCCCTCCCCGACGATCCGAGACTTCACCTCTCTCGCCGCGCGCGCGATCGCCCGGACCTTCTCATCGAACTTCGCGGTCTCTGTCTTCTTCGCCTTCTTCTTCATCCACGAATCCAGAGGCGCGCCGCGATCTCACCATGATTCATCGATTCACACCTCCACCCGTCGCGCTCCCCCTTCTCGATCTCCTCCGCTACTCCACGGATCGCCAGTCGCGCCGCCTCGATCAACATATGCGATTCCCAAGCCATCGGCGGGAGTTTCACGATCGCCATCCCGAGCCACTGATCCACCGTCCGTTCATCGCTCATCGCGCACCCAATCGGGTCGATCACCGAGAACGATCTTCATCAATTGCGCGCGGTCCATCGGTTCAACCTCGATCAGACCACGCTCCCCGAATCTGAACGCGTCCGCTACCGCGCGCGCGTTGAAAATGAGGCACGTCCCCTCCGGTATGGACCGCGATTCCCACACCCTGACCCCGTAAATCGTTCCAATCTCTCTCATTGAGCCGTTCCCTCCCTGCGAAGCGAAACGCTGTTTGCCCGACCCGCTGACTAGAGGAGCATCGCCCCCGCCGT